ATCTATACACCATAGAAAAATACAAGATCCAACACAGCAAAAATCCTGCAACCAAGTGGATACGTTTACCCTGTGTGTACAAGATAAAAATCAATGACACAATAGTAGAAGTTGGTAGGTCTGATACCTGTAAGAAGCACGGTGGTGCTGAAAAGGTGAGGAAGGCATTAGTGAACCTATTGAATATCCACGAACACAATCCGTCTGTGGTAAAAATCAAACGTTGGGAACTAATCAGGTTGCTACACAGACCAAATTCTAGTAATATTAAGATAGGAATTATTAAAACAAATGCAATCAAAAAAACCTATCTTCAAGAAAGAATATGAACCCATAGACCACTATGGGGAAAGCACATGGATAGGCAACGATACACCATTCATGGAAACTGAATACACAGGAGTATTCCGAGACAAATATCCTTGCACTCCGGGACACACACTTTTCATACCAAAGAAGAATACACCAGAATATGTTGGACGGTCATACGGACTAGCCTACGAGTACGGAAATAAAAAAGTAAAGGAAGGAAAAATATCGGGATTCAATGTTGGCATGAACATAGGACTGTGTGCAGGACAGACAATCATGTGGCCACACATACATTTCATACCAAGACACAAAAACGATAGTAAAGAGATAGGCGGAATGAGACATGCACATCCTGGTGCTGACCACAGGAAATATTACTGATGCCAAGAAGAAAACAAACAAAGAAAACCACAGTAGGTCCAATATTCGTTTCTCCCGACGGTGGTGAGACTGTGTACCAACAACTGTCAAACGGCAACCGTGTCCTGGTGCAACAATCACAGAAGGCCAAGGACGAGGAGACCGCCTACGAGGAAGCAGAACTGGTGGGAGTGGAAGCCATCGAGCTCCGGAGAAAATACCCCACACTCAAGAAAGCATGGGATAGATATCGTGTCATATGGCGTTTAGTCAGTGATAATGACTGATATGTACAACTATTCCAAGTTCAATTTTACCAGCAGTGTGCAGGCTTCTGTGTGCGTCTAAAGGGGTGATTAAATAGTATTATGACCAAGTATGTTAGTATAATAGGCAACGGTGAAAGCAGGAGGGGATTTGACATAACTCCCCTAAAAAGCGTCACCACCATGGTGGGGTGCAACGCACTGTTCCGAGATCATAACCTAGAATATGTTGTTGCATGTGATCGTCACATGTGCCAGGAGGCCGCTAACACAGTTGGTAAAAACACAACGATATACACCAGAGACAAATGGTACAAACAGTTCGCTTTTTGGCCCAATGTCAAGTGTGTGCCTGCCTTACCATACGAGGGTAACAAGAGACAGGACGAACCATTCCATTGGGGTACAGGACAGTTTGCCGCACTGGTTGGCATGAGTTTCAAACCCAAGGCAATATTCCTAGTGGGCATGGACCTTTGGGGGATAGGCGATCACAAAGGACCCGAAGGTGTCAACAACATCTACAAGGGCAGTACAGGATACACATACATCAAGAGACCAGTTGATCCCAGTTACTGGATACACCAATTCAACAAGCTGTTCGAACATTCAGAATGCAGATGGATCGTGGTAAATGAAGAGGGCTGGAAGATGCCTGAGGAATGGAAGGCCAACAAGAATGTTTTCCAGGACACCTACCAAGGCCTTGCCAAGTGGGTCAACAAGCAGTTGACAAAATAAAAATCACACATATAATTGTAGCATGATCAAGACAATGGTTGATGACCTGATGGTGCAACAGCAGATACGGGCTCCACACAAGAAGTGGAAACACATGGTGGGGGTGATGTGCTTGAATCTCACTTACAGGAAACACGTCAAGATAATATTACCAAAACTTTTTGCAAGATATCCCAACCCCGAAGCGTATCTGCGTGGCAGGTTAACGACACAACAACGTATTCTCAAACCGTTGGGCATGTGGGAAGTGAGATCAAAAAGAATAAGGAAGATGACTGAACAGTACCTGGACTGGGATGGCAAGGAGGCCAGTGACTTGCATGGCATAGGTAAGTATGGGTCGGACAGTTACCAGATATTTTTCTTTAATCATATTCCACCTAACGTGCAGGACAAGGAATTGAAAAAATACATTGACAAACTGATAGGATAGTTTATAATAGTGATATGTTTGAAAAATATAAAGATGGAGATCTTATCACTCTAAAATTAATGCATGGTGAAGAGGTGATCTCCACTCTGCAATCACAAACCGAGACAACTCTTGAATTAAAGAAAGCATTGACGCTGATGCAAGGCCCACAAGGGCTAGCTTTTGGCACATTCTTCTCAACCGCTGATCAAGAAAAAGAAATATCAATAGCAAAAGACAAGGTACAGTGTATATCAGTCATCAATGACAAGATATCTGAAGAGTACAAAAAAGTATTCCAGACAATTAAAACACCTGACAAACCAAAGATCATCGTATAATGTCACACTTTGGGAAACACAGCAACAGCATAGAGACCCTTATTGATGTCACAGAAGCCATGCTACATGTCATGGAAAAGAAAGGCATAGATCCGGAAACAGTATCACAGAGATCCGAATTTACTGTGTTGATACATTTTCTAAAGAGCATCATAGACGGCGAGTTAAATATACCAAACGAGCTTACTGACACACTAAGAAAGAAATCGGAAGAATTAGGATTTGATCTTGAGGATGTAAAAAAAGATTTTAAAGATTTAAACTAATGAGAGGACTTAACGACTTTCATCCCTCTATAAACATTCTGCAAGTCATCAATTAAAGGAGAAAAAGATGACTTACTATTCAACAAAAACATACGGACACAACATAGGACTGGCCTGTGTGTTCAGACAACCCAATGCAGATCATTCACACTGCCATTTGCTACACGGATACTCACTGGCATTCAAATTTACATTTGGTTGCAAGGATCTTGACAACAAGAATTGGGCGGTGGACTTCGGTGGACTCAAACCGTTGAAGGCATGGCTGGAAGATATGTTTGATCATAAACTTGCACTGGACATGAATGATCCACATCTCGAGAAGTTCAAAGAGCTAGAAGCACTTGATCTTGCAGAGATAAGAATGTTTGATGGTGTTGGTGCAGAAAAATTTGCCGAACACGCTTTTAGATTCGCAGACAATCTAATAACTGTCAAGACTGATGGAAGATGCTTTGTAGAGAGTGTGGAATGCATGGAACACGGAGCCAACAGTGCCATCTATCGAAAAGACTAAATTCCTATTTGATCTAGTAAGGGTAGCCCTCAACGACAGGGCCTATTACATACAAATCTACGACACACCCCTAGGACATAGATGGCTAGAAGCACTACAGGACAACCTCAAACAAAAGAGAGTGCTGGAGAAGAACTTCTGTTTCCTGGGTTTTGCTGATTCCAATAGAAATCTGACCCATCTGGTCAAGGAGTTGAACAAGTCGATAGGGCAGATAAACTCATTCACGTTTGACCCTCCTTACGAAAAGATACATCCTTTCGTCGCAGACGATTTTCAATATAGCAGTAGTCTCCCGATCGGCAAAGCAGTGAATGGCGATGAAACAGTCAATCCAGGTAAGAGACTCAAACACGAGGCTTGCAACCTATTGCATAGGTATTTCGAGGAATTGCAAGGCACAGCCTGGAATATATCACTATATTACAAACAAGCAGATACAGAAACGAAATATGCTATCAGACAACTTAACAATATTTGTCATGAGATCGAAAGCTGGGTGAATGCTGACAGGAAGAAAGCAATGGAACCGGAATGGTCCAGGCCTTCGCAGATCACAACCTTCTTGAACGCACCGAGACATAATTTACATGAGGAAGACTTTGAACTTTTCAAGCAAAACAGATACGACAGGGAATTAGGCGGAGTGTACCTGCACTGGTCACAAGTGGGCAAGACATTGTATGAAGTGTTTAGGGACGAACACGCACCCAAGATGACCGATGCACTGTGTTCAGAGATAAACCATCAGCGATACTACTCGGGAGAGTTTGACATAGAGTGGGGGCAGACTATAACGGAACAAAAATACGACTTCAAGAAACAGGAGATGGACGAGTACCGTGCATGGTTGAAAGACAACAACTATGATTGGAACGATCCCAAGCTGTCACTGGGCTACATCAAGATTGGTCAAGTGGATTTGCAGAGAACATTTGGCACCAGTGCAACGTTCAAGGAAATACACGACACCATGACAAATAATTTAAATATAACTAACATCAAAACAATGTCAAACAGGACTACCGAGTGTGAATATCCATACACACTGGACAGCAAGGATTGGCAACAGATACAGATGGAAAGTTTGAGGCAGGGGTATGAATCACGTAATATGCGTTAAGTGGGGCAACAAGTATCCTTCGCAGTATGCGAATGTGCTGTACAACATGGTCAAGAGACACACCACGGTACCTTTTGAATTCCACTGCATAACAGATGACAAGTCAGGCCTGGATCCACATATAAAGACAATAATGTTCCCCAACGAACCATGGATCAAGACATGGTGGAGCAAACTTTGGATGTTCAGTCCGGACATGCCACTTAAAGGCAACATACTTTTTTTTGACTTAGACGTTGTAATTTTTAACAACATAGATCCACTGTTCACGCACACCCCGGGTAAGTTCATGATAATAAGAGACTTCAATAGATGCAGAATCAAGGATTGGTCACAATCCAACTCCAGCTGTATGCGTTGGGAGGTGGGCACAATGAATCACCTGTACACAGATTTTGTGAAAGACCATGCCAAGATAATGAAACAGAACTGGGGAGACCAGGACTGGATAATGAAAGCTGGCAAGGAGCAGATAACCCATTGGCCAGATGATTGGATAAGGTCCTACAAGTGGGAGATGGTGGGATTCAAGGACACGAAATTAAGGGATAAACATGGCAAGTGGTACTTCCGTAAACCCCCAACGATAATAAGTGAGAACAAAGTGGCGGTGTTCCATGGCCAGCCCAATCCAATGGAATGTGCGGATCAGTGGGTAGTGGACAATTGGAAATAATGACAAAATACGGCAAAGTAAAAGTGAAGAAGACCAGTCCAAGGATGGACGAAGTTCCTGATGACTGTGGATACATGAAACAGTTCGAGTTCAATGTTGACATGAACAGCAATGGTGTAATGGCCGAGTGCATAGAATGGTGTCAATCGAATTGCGAAGGCAAGTGGGGATGGTGGTTCGAGCCCGCGGTGGTAACATTGACTGAGAATCCTACAAACCACTGGGAAGACCAAAACGCATACATGAGCTTTGAGAGGAAACGAGATGCAACGAGATTCTGGATGACAGTTGGAATTCAGAACAGTGGCAACAAATAGGGATAATTACTAGTATGAAACCATTTGAAATAACAGAAGAAGCGAAACATCAGATAGAAAAATTGCTTGAGAAGAACCCAGGCAAGTACGCAGTGAGCCTAGCGGTGCTAGGTGGTGGCTGTGCGGGATTCAAATACGACTGGGGTTTTGCAGACACAAAAGAAAGTGTAGCAGATGGCGATCACACAGAAGACTGGCACACAGGTAAATTTGTTGTGGACGAAACTTCCATGATGTACGTCATAGGAACAAAGATCGATTTCGTTGAAGAAACATTTGGTTCACAGTTTGAAATATCTAATCCAAACTCAACAGCATCCTGTGGTTGTGGAGAATCATTTGGGGTTTGATGGACACCGCATTTGTAATAGGCAACGGTGAGAGCAGACCAATTTTCCCAATAGATAATTTAAAAGGCCAAGGAGTGATATATGGATGTAACGCCATATACCGAGACCATCCCATGTTATGTGATCACATAGTGGCGGTGAATCCTCCCATGTACGAAGAACTTGCACAGTGGCACAACAATGGAAAAGAGTCACCAAACATATATGGCCCGGTGGACATCAGCAGATGGAATTACATATGTGAGGGAGACCACGAGCAGGATGTCCCCCATGGGCTTAAAATCTACAGGGTGTGGCGTGGTGGTGACATCAAGAAAGGCAATGGCATAAGAACCATGGACTTCGCAATGTCGAGGGGATCAGGCATGAGTGCAGTGCTGATGGCGGCCGAGTCTGGAATACAGAATGTTGTGATTCTGGCATTTGACATATTGGGTGCCCGGCAGTGGGAGATGGACTCTCCCAGCAGACAGCAGAACAACATGTACAAGAACACCATCAACTATCCAGACAGGATGAGCATGAAGGCATACCTTAAGTACGAGTGGATGTACCAACTGAGACAGATCGTAAGGAAACACCCCAACACCAATTTCCATTTTATCAATCGCAAGGAATACATTGAGGGCAACACATTCCTGAGATGGTACTTCGACCAGCCCAACATCAGGACAGGTATCTACGCTGATCTACGCAGATGGGTGGACGGCCGACGTGATGATATAATCTGGATGAAACTATAGGGTCTTCGTGGTTGAACTGGCGTCCAGCTGGTATATCTTCCTCATCTTTACACCAACTTTTTGTGCGTACTTTTTAGTATCACAGTAGGAACAAACGTGTTTGTAATCGTTTGATGCCCTGTCTGGATCCACGTGTGCCTTGGGTCTCAAGAAGGTGACACTGCATGAGTCACACTTGAATACGTATACGGTGTTTTTCCTGTGGAAGGTATGATAAATCCCTAATTTACTCTTGCGTTCGTACAGTCTCATGGTCCTGAGTGTTTCTATGAACATATCTGTATTTAATAAATATGTACAACACATTATGGCAAAACTTAACATAGACACAGGAGCACTGGGAAATCCAGCCACAGGCGATACTTTACGTACCGCAATGACGAAAGTCAACACGAACTTCGATGAAGTGTATTCGTTGATCGGCGATGGATCTACAGGATTGATAACGACATCTGTGACCAATGGAGACTTGAAACTTCAGGCAAACGGTGCTGGTTCTATAGAGATAGACAATTTAACCATAACGAATTCTACAATCTCGAGTATCACAACCAACGCTGATGTAACAATCACTGCCAATGGTACTGGTGATATTGTGCTTGGTGCAGTCACAGTAGCCGATAACAAAATTACTACGAATCAGTCCAACGATGACATACACATTGCCGCTTCAGGAACAGGTGCAGTCAAACTTGATGGGGCATCTATCTTTTTAACCGGCAGTATTCCAACCAGTGATCCGAACGTTGCTGGCAAATTATGGCGTAACGGCAACGATTTAAAAATCAGTACAGGTTAACAGCTACAACACACATTTACGTTTTCCACTAAATATTGCTAATATGACTCAACAGGTAATCGATGTAGGTGTAAATGCGGATGACGGATTAGGTGATTCGCTGTATGAGGCCGGCAACAAAATAAATGTCAACTTTGCGGAACTGTTTGAAACTGCTTCTATTGCCGCAGATATCAAGTTCATTGGCAACAACATCTCGTCAAGTCTGTCAAACGCCGACATAGACGTGCATCCTGCGGGCACAGGGTCAGTGCTTTTCCCAGGTATCAGATTCAACGACAACAACATAGAGGTCCTAAACACCAACGACGACATCAAAATCAGTGCCAATGGCTCCGGTCGTGTAACCATAGCAGGACTGGGCTTCAGTGGCACAACCATAAGTTCAGACGATTCCTCATCGGTTAACATAAACGAGAATGTCATAGTGGACGGAGACTTCTCAGTAGAGGATGGCTTCACATTCAGTGGTGCAAGGACATTTGTCGCTCCCATGGACATTGCTACACTCACACTGGCCAATGGATCAATCACTGATTCATCAGGTGCCATAAGTTTCGGAAACGAGAATTTAACGACCACAGGAACACTTGCCGCAGGTGATGATTCCGTAATAGGTAATCTAACTTTGACAGATGGTTCCATAACTGATTCATCAGGTGCCATAAGCTTCGGTAATGAAAACATTTCAACCACAGGAACAATAACAGCGGCCACAGGTTCTACGTTTGGCAACCTTACACTGGCCAATGGTACAATAACAGATTCATCAGGCGCTGTTAGTTTTGGTAATGAGAATTTAACGACAACCGGAACGTCAATTGAGATTAACAGCACACTGACTGTGGCCAATGGATCAATAACTGATTCATCAGGTGCTATAAGTTTTGGAAATGAAAACATCACGACAACAGGTACGATAGCTAGGGCAACAGGTTCCACTATCGGTAACCTAACACTGGCCAATGGTTCAATAACCGACTCAGGTGGATCTATCAGTTTCGGAGACGAGAATTTAACAACAACAGCAACATCTTTTGCGATCAACAGCACACTGACTGTGGCCAATGGATCTATAACAGACTCCAGCGGAGCAATCAGCTTTGGCAACGAGAACGTAACGACAACAGGTACGATAGCTAGGGCAACAGGTGCCACTATTGGGAACCTAACACTGGCAAATGGATCAATAACCGACTCAAGTGGATCTATCAGTTTTGGCAACGAGAATTTAACAACATCGGCTTCTAGCATGTCGATCAACAGCACACTATCTGCCGGAAGTGGTTCGATCACGGATACAACAGGTGCATTAAGTTTTGGCAATGACAACCTTGTGACCACAGGAACACTTGATGTGTTGGGTTTGTCTACATTTGGTTCAATGGCAGTGTCGGGTGCTACGTCATTCGCGGATTCCATAACAGTGGACAACCTTACATTCAACGACAACATAATTTCAACCAGCTCAAACGCTGACCTAAGGCTTAGTCCTGGAGGCACGGGTGTGGTCAATGTGTCAAACCTGACCATAGATTCATCATTAAGTTTCAAAGACAACGTGCTTAAGGTAACGACTTCTAATGCGGATCTAGATCTAGAAGGAAGTGGAACAGGGTCAGTACAGATAAACGGCATAGATTTAAATTCAGGAACCATAGACAACGTTGTGGTGGGAGCCAATGAACCGGCCGCTGGTGCTTTCGATCCTTTGAATTTCACAACACTAGTAATACCGAACAAGATCACTTTCTCTGGCAACACCATGTCCACAAACCGTACCAACGACAACCTAGAATTCGAGGCCAATGGTTCAGGACGTGTCATTATAAATGATTTCAAACTGCCCGGCTCAGACGGCGACACAGGTGGATTCCTAAGAACAGATGGAAGCAAAGATTTAACCTACTTCGTGAACTCGATAGCTTTCAGTGAATCTACCATCGTTGACGCAAAGAACACGATCGGTTTCACAACAGAAGTTGTGCTAGACGCCAACCTATCGGCAGGTGAGAACGAATCAATTACAGCAGGCCAGAGTATGATCAATGACTTCGAGCTGTCAAAATACGACAGTGCATGGTACATAGCTCTAAGCAGACTGGAAGCGGCGGACAGTTCAATAGAGTTCCAGTTGCAGAAACATATAATTGCCCAAGGAACCGAAGACGGGTCAACCTTTGATGCATTCTCTGGTTCGAGCCAGATCGTAAGGACCTCCAATGATGAGGCAGTGACACTGTCTTCTGATATAAGGGCGGCCAGCGGTAGAATAAGACTTTTAGGACAAGGCGGTACACTTCAAGACGGATCCACAAAATCAACGGTCAACACACTGCATTTTTTCAGAATAGGGCTTGGTGACAATGACTCCTCAGGCACACAGGCAGGAAGCTCTACTTTCACACAGCAACAGACATTGTTGGTGGCGGACCTAGATTCGGCCGTGGCCAATCTAGACACGTTTGCGGTGGCAGATTTCAGAGGTGCCAAGTATTTTGTATCTATAAACAACACCACAACGAACGAAGTTTCTTCAACAGAGTTATTGGTGATACACGACGGTACAGATGCATTCGTCCAGGAATACAACACAATCATCACAAACGCGGGATTAACATCGCTGGCCACGTTCACTGCGGACATAAGTGGAGGAAACGTGAGACTGCGAGGTGCCAACGGCACAGCAGGAACATGTAGGATCACAATGTACAGAGTGCTTTTATCAGACACTGAAACAACAAGATCGGGCACACCTATAGCCATTGTAGGGGCAACTTCAATCGGACAACGTGTGTCCACAGAGTCAGATGCCAACGTGTCAATTATAACTTCGAAACAAGGATTTGAGACCACAGAGATATTAGATGATTTTGCCTCAACAACCTACAACAGTGTGTGGTATCACACGTTGGTCAAGGACATGACGAGTAATCGATTGGCGTTTCACAAATTTTCCGTGAATCATGGAAACAGTGATGACAGTAGCATTGAAGCATTCATATCAGACAGTGGCGTTGTAAGGAACGAGGAGTTCGATCCCGTGACTGCTGACGTAGGCGTTGACGATGGTAACATCCAATTGAAACTTACAGGAGTCAGTGATGGTTCTACTGCTGTGTTAAATTTCGCAAACGCATACAGGATCGGCATAGGAAACAACACAACTGATTCAACCACGGAAGGTGTCGCGGTAGAAGACGGCATAGTGGTTGCTGGTAATACCGAGACAACCATAGATCATGTAACTGCTGTTGGTTCAACACAAGGAATACTAGCGGCGGAAAGGACAGGAGCAGAATTTACAGCAGGATTATTTGACAGTGTTTGGTATCATGTCGTGACACGTGATCTTGCAAATGGTGGACTGGAGACACAGAAAGTTTCAATAGTGCATAATCTCCAAGATGCTTTCTCAACTTCTGCATTTATAAATCGAACAGACTTAACAGATACACATCCAACCTACGACGCTGACGTTGTGACATCAGATGACAGCACATCAAAAGTTAGATTAAGGATGACCGACGGAGATGGATCAACCGTGGCACCTGACAACACATTGGCTTACTACCGTGTTGGACTTGGTGACAGTGACTCAACAGGATATGCTGGCGATGAGACAGATGAAATATCTATTAACAAAGCAATAATATCAAGCACGACGGCCAACGTTGACACTTTTGCCGCCGCGGGAAACACAGCGGCCAAATATTACATTTCAATAAACAATCTTGCAACAGGTGAGATTGGCAATATGGAAGCACTTGTAACACATGACAACACAAATGCATTTATCACAACATACAACGACGTGTTCACGGGAAGCAATACACTGGTTACATTTACTGCTGACATCAGTGGCGGAAATGTCAGATTAAGAGGCAGTGCAAACGCCGGTGCTGGAACGAGGGTAACCGTCTACAGAATTTTATTAGCAGACACTGAAGGTGCAGAAACAGGAACTAATACCAAAACAATAGCCAACGTGACTGTTTCCAGTAGTGCAACGCAAATAGACACATGGGAAGACACGGCCACAGATGTTGCTCACTACGTGGTATCAGGACAGAATGGTGCAGATGAAAAATTTGTTTGTGAACTAACCGTCTTGACAGACGGAACGGGGGTATTTGTATCACAAGGACCAAACGTTTCCACAAAAGGCACAGACATGCTGTCATTCACTGCCACACATGACGGTTCGAATTCAGTTGTATTGAATGCACTATCAACATCGGGTGGTTCGACGGTAGTTAACGCATACAGGATGATACTCAAAGCGCCAACTGCCTCAACTGCCACCTTAGACACCTTTGCACATGCAGATTACAGAGGGGCCAAGTATTACGTTAGTGCAACCAGCACTGTTGATTCATCTACAATGAACGCAGAGGCTTTGGTGGTGCACGATGGAACCAATGCTTTCATCACTGTTAGCAATGATCATTTTACCAAATCTAGATTATTCACTCTCACAGCAGACATATCAGGTGACGACGTGGTGGTCACGGCCTCTCCCTTGGTTGCTGACACTAATATAAGATTTTACAGGATACGTTTAGCAGACGATCAGTCTGCGGACACTCCACGTGCTAACGTTAAAGTCATTTCGGCCGTGACTGTTTCCAGTTCGGCCACTACAATAGACACGTTCAGCACCAACACCCATTCTGGCGCACACTACATCATAATAGGTTCGGCCAGTGACGGCAAGAGCATCATGGAGGCAACTGTGATCAGTGACGGCACAGAAGCAAGTGTATCTGAAGGTCCACAGGTCAGTTCAAAAGGTACAGCACAGCTAGAATTGTCAGCTTCTCATTCAAGCACAACAACAACATTACAGGCATCGTCAACATCTGGTGGTTCTACCACAGTGAACGCCTATAGGATAATATTGGCTAAACCAGCAGGAACAGCCTACACAGAGATCGATTCTTTCGCACACGCCAACACACAGGGTGCCTTGTACGTGGCAGTCACGCACCAGACCAACAACAAGTCGGCCATAGACGAGGTAATGGTAGTGACAGACGGCACGGATGCGTATAATCATAGGCATGGTATCAACACTGATTCAGCAACCTCAAATTTAGTCAACTGGGACACAGTTGTAGATGGCTCCAATGTAGATGTTAGAGCAACGCTGGCAGATTCAAGAGCATCAGGAACGATAACTGCATGGCAGGTGCACTTGGACAGGGCGGCGGGTAATCCATTAAACATTGCAACGATCGACACATTCAATAAAACCACACACAGATCTGCGGTTTATAACATTTCAGTTTCAGATGCCAACTCCGGCACACTCGGAAACTTCGAGACACTGGAGGCAAGGGTCACCCATGACGGTACGGATGCATACGTGTCCACATTCGGAAGAACCAACAGCACCGACTCTGATCTAGTGACGTTTACAGCAGACGTAAGTGGGAACGATGTGAGGTTGAGAGGACAGATAAGTACTAGTAACACGCACGAAGTAATCGTGGTGAGGAGATTAATAAACGTATAGAATATGGCAAGATTAGTTTTAAATGTAGGAGATTCAGCAAACGACGGAACGGGAGATACGTTACGAGACGCAATGATCAAGGTGAACGACAACTTCACTGAGGTTTTTGGATCGGCCGGATTTGACCTTACAACAATAGCAGTAACTGGCAACGAGATCAGGGCGACACGTACCAATGACGACATCATATTCAAACCAGCAGGCTCAGGCGCTGTGCAATTTCCTGCACTAAGGATCAACGGAAACAACATCGAAGGCACAAGATCGAACGAAGACATCAACCTAGTACCAGCTGGCACAGGAAACGTGGTATTCGGTGCCATACAGATAGCAGGAACCACATTGAGTTCAACAGACTCGTCTTCCATCAACATAAATGAAGGACTGATAGTGGACGGCACATTTTCAGTGTCCGGGACAACAACATTTTTAGGTGCCATTTCAGCAGGCTCAGGCACAACTATTGGTAACCTAACACTGGCAAATGGATCAATCACTGATTCATCAGGTGCCATAAGTTTTGGCAACGAGAACCTAACAACTACGGGCACAATAACGGCCGCGACTGGCTCAACACTGGGCAATCTCACACTGGCCAATGGATCGATCACTGATTCAAGTGGAGCAATAGATTTTGGAAATGAGAATCTAAGCACCACAGGTACAATAGCAGGAGCAACAGGATCCACTATAGGAAATTTAACACTGGCCAATGGATCTATCACTGATTCATCAGGTGCTATAAGTTTTGGAAACGAGAATCTATCAACAACAGGTACACTAGTCGTTGGCAATGTCACCCTTTCAAGTGGTTCCATAACTGATTCATCAGGAGCCATAAGTTTTGGCAACGAGAACCTAACATCATCGGGAACAATCAACAGTGGCACGGGTTCAACGATAGGTAACCTAACACTGGCAAATGGATTAATAACTGATTCATCAGGTGCCATAAGTTTCGGCAATGAGAATCTATCAACGACAGGAACACTAGTAGTTGGCAATGTCACACTTTCAAGTGGTTCCATAACTGATTCATCAGGTGCCATAAGTTTTGGAAATGAGAATCTAAGCACCACAGGAACAATCAACAGTGGCACAGGATCCACGATAGGAAATTTAACACTGGCCAATGGATCAATAACTGATTCATCAGGAGCCATAAGTTTTGGTAATGAGAATTTAACCACTTCGGGTACTGTTACATCTGGAACTTTAACAATGGCGGGTGGATCAATAACAGATTCATCGGGTGAGATAGATTTCGGCAATGAGAATTTAACAACATCGGGTACATTGAATGTCGGTGGATTATCCACACTAGGAGCATTGACAGTGACAGGTGCAATGACTTTCACCAGCGGTGGTGTAACGGTCGACAACCTGAGCTTCAATGACAACATTATCTCTTCAAGTTCCAATGCTGACATACGGCTGACCCCGGGCGGTACAGGAGCAGTAATAGTCAACAATCTGACTATCGATGACAACATAAACATAACAGACAACCATATAAAAGCAACCGCTTCAAACTCCGACTTGATTCTATCTCCTTCGGGAACAGGGTCAGTCGTGATAGCCAAGGCCGACATTAACAGCGGTGCCATAGATGGGACTACAATCGGTACCGGAACAGCGGCGGCTGGAACATTCACAACTCTTACAGTGGTGCAGGCATTGACCCTGGAAGGAATAACCATTGATGATAACACGGTCAAGACCAATTCATCAAACGCCAACCTTGAACTGTCGGGAAACGGAACAGGTGGGGTAACAATAAGCGGCTTCACTTTCCCAACATCGGATGGAACAAGTGGACAGTTCATTAAGACCGATGGATCAGGTAACCTATCTTTCGCGACAGCAGGTGCAACCTTGAACAATTCAGACCTAGCGGATGCAACGACCACGGTGGCCAGTTCGGCCACATCAACATTGAACCAGTTTGACAAAACAGTGTACAGAAGTGCGAAATTGTTCATATCAATAAAAGACGCCACAAACAGCAGATTTGAACTAGTGGAAGCGAACGTCACACACGACGGGACAAATGCATTCATCTCAACATTTGGATCTACAACAAACTACACGGGCGGACTTTGTGTGTTCTCAGCAGACATCGACGGCGATAACGTGAGAATACGAGTAACAAATATTTCTGATGCAAGTACCGTGTTCAAGTTACAGAGAATAGCGATAGACGTATAATTTTACGTCCGGTTCTTAGAATAATCCATAAATAAACACACTAACAAAAATTTAACGGAGAATTTAAGACATGGCTAAACAATCAATTGGCATAGGATCTAGTGCAAACGACGGTACAGGTGATCCATTAAGAACAGCATTTGACAAGATCAACGATAACTTCACAGAATTATACGGAACAACGGCTGAGGCCAATGACCTAATAGAAGACGCAACTCCTCAACTAGGCGGAGATCTAGACGTCAACGGAAGAAGAATTACATCAGCAAGGTCAAACGAGGACATCATATTATTACCAAACGGTACAGGCGGAGTGGTTGCTTCAGCTCTTAGATTTGCAGGAACAACAATCAGTTCAGATGACTCATCATCAGTTAACATCAACGAAGGTTTGATTGTTGACGGTACTGCAAGTGTTTCAGGAGCAGTATCCATGGCTTCAACATTAGCGGTAACAGGCGTTGCGACTTTCACTGCAACTCCAGTTTTCAGTTCTGATATAACTGTTACAGATGATGCCAGTTTCATATCAGATGGTGCAGTAGTAAATTTTGGTGCAAACTCAGAGATACAACTTACACATGTTCATAACGAAGGATTACTACTTACAGAGACAGGTGGCGGTGCCCCGACACTGACTTTCAGAGATTCAGCACTTTCAATCAGCTCATCAGCTGATGGTCAACTAGATATCGCGGCAGACACAGAAGTACAAATAGCAACTACGCTCGTTGATCTAAATGGTAACCTAGATGTTTCTGGGACTGCTTTGATCACAGGTGTTGCGACTTTCACCGCAACTCCAATTTTCAGTAGTGACGTGACTGTGACGGATGACGTTAACCTGATATCAGACAGTGCAGTGATAACTTTTGGTGCAGACTCAGATACAAGTTTAACTCACACAGACGGAACAGGATTAACTTTAAATTCAACAAACAAACTTTGCTTCAATGATGCATCTCAATTCGTACAAGGTATTAGTGCAACAGTTTTAGGACTTGGTGCTACAGACGAAATTGATCTTACAGCCACGGCAATAGATGTAAATGGAACTATGGATGTAAGTGGAACACTTACAACAGCGGCAGTTACAGCAGGTGGTACAGCAACATTCAATGGTGCAGTCGTAATAAACGGAGCAACAGCAATAGGTGACTTGAACATCCTGGCAGATGGTACAATAACAACAGATTCGAATGGTGACTTCGTTGTTGATCCAGCTGGTACAGGTGCTATCGTACTGACAGGACCTATCACGGCAACAGGTGTGCAGACCACAACAGGACAACTGAACGTTGACAACTTGAGAATGGATGGCAACACCCTTTCGGCAACATCAGGTGCTATCACACTGACACCGGCGGCAGGTAGCAACGTAACTATTGGTGGAACTAATACAAACTTGACTGGATCAGAGG